ATACTATGACAGCAGCAGTTAACAGCAACAGTGAGATAAGCCACCAGCCATGTCCCTACGAGGACTGTGCAAGTAGTGATGCTTTCTCATACAATCTTATGAGCAAGGTAGGGCATTGCCATTCCTGCAATCGAGCCTACCCTGGACGAGATAAGAAATTTGATTGGGCAGAGGGGACTTACCCTCCACCTCCTCCAAAGGTAGATCTACGCAACACCAAGATTATTACTGGTAGATTCAATGACATACGTGGCTTGGATGAAGATGTAGCAAAGCTCTACAACATCCAGTTGCAGTACGGTGAGAACAATGTCCCTGTGCGGTACGCATTTAAGTACCCCAACAACGTCAAGTATCGTGGCTACGCAGAAAAGAAGTTTTGGACAAAGGAACGTGGGTCACCCACTGATCTCTTTGGGCCTGACTTCAATGCTGGGTCAAGTAAACGTATATACATCACTGAGGGTGAGTTTGATGCGGCTAGTCTCTATCAGGTTTTAGGTAAGTCTTATCCTGTTAAGTCCCTGCCCAGCGCATCCCTGTCGGACAAGTTCATCAAGAGTAACTTTGACTACATCAACAGCTTTGAGATGGTGGTCTATGCAGGTGAGCTATCAGATGCGGCAGGTAAGGCTGCGGCACAGAAACTTTATAGCATGATGCCAAATAAGTTTTATTATGTCCCCATGTCCAAGTGGAAGGATGCCAATGAGTTCTTGATGGAAGGCGACAGTGAAGACCTAAAGTGGGCAGCACTCAAGCCCCAACGGTTCAGCCCTGACAACTTCTTTGTTGGTGACATCGAAGTAGAGAAGGCAATCACCACTGAGAACCCATACGAGTACGTCCCGACAGGTCATACAGGCATTGATGATAAGCTGCGTGGTCTAGTTAAGGGTGGTCTCACTTTTATCAAGGCTCTTAGGGGTCAGGGTAAGACAGAGCTGGTTCGATACTTTGAGGTAGCACTCCTCAAACAGAATACACGAGTGGCTATGCTCCACATGGAGGAGATGAAGTCCACCACCTACCGTGCTATGGCAACCTATGAGTTGGGTTGGAATGTACGCACCAAAGAGGATGCCGTAACTACGGGCTACACTGAGGAGCAAGTGATAACTGCTGCACAGAAGATGGCTGGCGGTGAGAACACTGTGATCTTTGAGATGCAGAGCCATGACGATCCAATGCAGCTGTTGGAGTATGTACGTCTGGCCTCTACAGTCTATGGTGCAGAGTTCATCTTTATTGACCACGTTCAACGTCTGGCCTACTTGTCCAACTCCGGTGTTGATGCAGCCACCAGCACCTTGACTACACTTGGGTCTCGCATGGCTCAGTTGGCTAAGGAGCTGAACATCGGTGTTGTATTTATTTCACAGGTTAATGACGATGGCCGTACAAAGTATGCTGCATCCCTTGAGGAAGAGGCAATCTGCTGTATTAAGTTGAGCCGTGACACTGAGTCAGATGACGAGGTTGAGCGTAATACAACTCACTTCACCGTTGACAAGAACAGACCATTCGCTAAGTTGGGTTCTGCTGGTTCAGTCTACTACGATCCAGAGACTACCATCTTGGAGGAGGTTGTATTTCAGGTATGAAAATTGTTGTCAGTGACATAGAAACCAATGGTCTGCATGACAGCACTAAGCTGTGGTTGTGTGGTGGTAAAGACTTGAGCACCGGAGAGGTACACAAGTTTGAGAACTGCCATGAAGATCCAGTGGCTAAGGCTGCGGCTATTGAATGGTATGAGAATGTTGACCTTATCATAGGTCATAACTTCATCCCATTTGATGCACCCATGCTAAACAAGCTACTAAAGCCACGTCTTATTGACCCTTATAAGGTTATTGATACCCTCATTGTCAGTAGACTTGTGGACTATGATATTGCAATACCTAAGGGTGCTAAGTATCCTCACAGTTTGGATGCTTGGGGCCGTAGACTTAAAAAACACAAAGGAGACTTCCATGACTTTCATGAGTTCAGTGCTGAAATGGTTGAATACTGGTACGGAGACATCGAGACTACATCTGCTTTGTATGACCACTTCTCTCCTATTATTTGGGATTCTGATTGGAGTAAGTCTCTAAGGGCTGAGCACAGCCTTCAGATTGAGTTAGTACGGACACAGTACTACGGCTTTGCCTTTGACAAAGGTAAGGCAGAGTTCTTACTTAACTCTGTCAAGAATAGGATGGAAACACTTGAAGATCAGTTTCAGGTAGACTTTCCACCTAAACTTACAGAGATCAATCGCCTCAAGTACCGACTCAAAAAGGATGGTACTGAGATGGCTACAGTACAGAAGGCCAAAGAACGTCACGCAATCACAAACATTGAGGGTGAAGACCTTGTGTGTTTTGATTGGGTGGACTTCAAACCTGGATCTTCTCGTGTTCGTATTGATGCACTGTGGGATGCAGGCTGGAATCCTGTGGACAAGACCAAGACAGCCATTCAGTTTGCTCGTAAGAAGGTTGGTGAACCCTACGGTAAATCTGTCGCTAAGATGGATCAGGCATTCTACGATCAAAAGAAGAAAGACTTGGATCGGTACGGTTACACAGTGTCTGAGGCAAACCTCAGCACACTGCCTGAGGACGCTCCTGAGGGGGCAAAGGCTCTTGCGCAGTGGCTCACCCTAGAAGGACGTAGAAGCAGCCTTGTGGAGTGGATTAACCAAGTCAGAGGGGATTCTCGTATCCACGGTAGGATACTGCACATAGGTGCTTGGACGGGAAGATGCGCCCACAAAGATCCTAACACCGCCAACATATCCTCACCCTTCCACGGCACTCCTAAGTCTGCCGTTGACGAGGTTAAGAAGCAGTATGATGTTCACCTACGTGCTTGTTGGACTGTCCCCTCTGGCTCATGGCTTGTGGGTACGGATGCAGATGGCATCCAATTACGGGTACTTGCCGATTACCTATGGCGACATTTTGACGCAGATCAATATGCACAGGCTATCATGGAGGGGAAGAAAGAGAATGAGACTGACATTCACAACCTGAACAAGAATGCATTGGCTGTACCAAATGGAACACGGGACATGGCCAAGACGTTCATCTATGCTTGGCTTCTAGGGGCAGGTGTAGCTAAGACAGGTCAGATACTTAACGTCAGCATCAGGGAAGCACAGGCTGCTCGTACTCGTTTTGAGTCCAGCATTGATGGCCTGTATAACCTCAAGAACAAGCTTGTCCCCTACGTAGCAGAGAGAGGCTACTTCACTGGATATGATGGGCGTAAGGTTCCTGTACCTAGTGAGCATAAAACTCTGGCAGGTATCCTGCAGAGTGGTGAGTCTATTCTTATGAAGCACAGCCTTTTGAAGTGGCATGACGTTGCACGTAAGGAAGGCATAAAGTTTAAGATGGTTGGCTTCATCCATGACGAGTACCAAGTTGAGGTTACTGGAACTAAGGAAGAGGCTGAACATTTAGGAAAGATCCAAGCTCAGTGTATGCTAGAGGTTGGTCAAGAGCTGGGGTTTAAGATACCTACCCCTGGATCTTACGACATAGGGAAAAATTGGGCAGAGACCCATTGACAACCTTTTGTCGTGCTACTATGTACTACAACAGAAACAAAGGAGGCTATTATGCCAGCAACAAACATTGACGTTAAAGGTAAGATCGAATGGGCAAAAGTATTTGAGTCCAACCGTGATCGTGCCGAATGGAATGTAGAGACTGACGGTGAATACAAAGTAACCGTCATTACTGACAAAGCTACAGCTAAAAGTCTTACAGACGCAGGCTGCATGAAGAAGATTGTGGAAGTAGACGGTGGCTTCAAGGTTACCTTCTCACGTCCCCACACTGGTATGCAGGACTGGATGGGTGGCGCACCTATCGTAGCTGATAAATCTGGTAAGACTTGGGATCTAGAATCCAAAGGTCTTATTGGTAACGGAAGTGAAGGTATCGTTAAGGTAGAGGTTTACCCTACCCGTACAGGACGTACCGGAACCCGACTTCTTGGACTTCAAGTCCTTGATCACGTAGTCTATGAATCAGAAGGTGGTCCTTCCCAGTCACGTTCAATGTTTAAAGACTACTCCTCTGAGTCTGATTCTCCTGCCTCCTCCTCCCAACTTGAGTCAGATTCAATCCCCTTCTAGGTTTCCTGTTCCTTTCCCTAGAAGACATTGCCCTCACCCTTAGGGGTGGGGGTTTTTAACAACAGGAGGTAAACATGGCAGACATCAAGACACTCGTGAAAGACATGGAAGATACAATCTTGGGCTTGAACGGGTGGGATAACCTCGTAGGCAGTGAGATGGGAAAAGAGATTGCGGTAACAGCAGCCAAGCGTTTCTCTGCCCCCAGTAAGCCACGTGGGTATCTCTCCTTTTCCTCCATTGGAAGCCCTTGCAAAAGGAAGCTGTGGTATAAGATAAACCACCCTACAGTTGCAAAACCATTAGCACCATCTGACCTACTAAAGTTCTTCTATGGCGACATGATTGAGGAGCTTATCTTAGCAATCGTTAAGGTGTCTGGACACTCTGTCACAGGCTCTCAAGACCGTATGTATATCGGTGGTCTAGCTGGTCACAGAGATGCAGTCATTGACGGTATGACTGTCGATGTTAAGTCTGCTTCACCATATTCATTCAAGAAGTTTGCTGATGGTAGCTTACGTGACCAAGATCCGTTTGGTTACATTAGTCAGCTTAGTTCCTACGTCTATGCTGCAAAAGACGATCCACTCGTAACCAACAAGACACATGGTGCTTTCCTTGTTGTTGATAAGGTAGGTGGTCACATTTGCTTGGACGTTTACGACTTCTCAGAAGAGATGGACCGTAAAGAGAAAGAGGTTGAGCAAGTCAAAGAGATGGTTAAGGGTGACATACCTGAGCGTGGGTTTGATCCAGTACCTCAGTCCAAGACTAGCCCTAACATGAAGCTACACCCATCTTGTGGCTTCTGTGAGTTCAACAAGAAGTGTTGGCCTGAGGCCAGACGGTTTGTCTACAAGACAGGTGATGTTCTCCTGACTGATGTAGTCAACACCCCTAATGTTCCTGAGGATTTTACCTACAATGAACAGAAAGAGGTTTAATGCTGCAGCCCTCAAGGCTGGATATAGATCTGGCTTTGAGGACGATGTAGCTAAAGAACTAAAGGCTAAAGGTGTTGAATTCACCTACGAGAAAGAAAAGATCAAGTGGGTAGATCTTAAGGTCAGGACTTACACTCCTGACTTTGTTCTTGGTAATGGTATTATAATCGAGACCAAGGGACGGTTTGTAGCTAACGACAGACGCAAACATAAAGAAATCAAGAAGCAGTTTCCTGATCTTGATATCCGATTCGTATTTTATAACAGCAGATCAAAGCTTTACAAGGGTGCTAAGTCTTCCTACGCAGACTGGTGTGACAAGTACGGTTTTAAGTATGCAGACAAATCAATTCCAGATGCTTGGCTGCAGGAATAATTCTTGACGTGAGCATTTTAGACTATATAACTTGGAGGTTCCTGTGTTGTTTGAAGTGACGATGCTTGTTAGGTTAGACCCAAAGGCAAATTACATTGCCTCTGACAGCGTAGAACTGAGCCTTGGTGATATTATCCAGGATATTCTGTATGACCTAGACGATATTGAAGTAGTAGAAATAGAGGTGAAAAGAAATGATAAGTGAGAAAGACCTAGAGGGGATGGGTTACTTTGAGATGTTTAGTGGTAGTCCACAGTACAGCAAGACACTCATAGATTACTCTAAGTGGGTTGAAAAGAAGATGCTAACTCACGGCCATGATAGGCTAGTAGAGAATACTCTAGGCCTTGTCGGTGAGGCAGGTGAGGTAGCTGAGAAGATCAAGAAGAAGATCAGAGATGGCGAGAAGGTTACCTCTGACGAAATCATTAAAGAGTTAGGTGATGTTCTATTCTATACAACGGCCCTAGCAAACTATTTCCTGTCTGATATAGGCGTTGTCATGGAAATGAATATTACTAAGTTAGACGACAGAGAAAAACGAGGAACACTGAAAGGTTCGGGAGACAACAGATGAACAATCAACTACCAACAGACTACCAAGCATTCATTCACAAGTCACGTTATGCCAGATACTTTGACGGAAAGGGGCGTGAATCCTTTGATGAAACAGTAGACCGATACATGGAAAACCTGGTGTACCCTGTCGCAGGCAAGGACAGCTATACCAAGGATATTGCAGATGCCATCCGCAACCTAGAAGTAATGCCTTCTATGAGAGCGTTGATGACAGCAGGTCCAGCCTTGGATCGTGACAATACAGCTGGCTACAACTGTAGCTACTTACCCGTAGATGACCTTAAGTCCTTCGATGAGGCTATGTTCATCTTGCTCTGTGGTACAGGAGTTGGGTTCTCTGTCGAGAGACAATTCATCAGCAAGCTCCCAGAAGTGCCTCAACTCTTCGAGAGTGAGTCTGTCATTGTCGTTAAGGACAGTAAGGAAGGGTGGGCTAAGGCTTTGCGTCAAGTTATTGCACTCCTGTATAGTGGTGAGATCCCGAAATGGGATGTGTCTCGTGTACGTCCTGCTGGTGCAAGACTTAAAACATTTGGTGGAAGAGCCAGCGGCCCAGCGCCTCTTATTGATCTCTTTAACTTTGTTATCCATACATTCAAAGAGGCCCAAGGCCGCAAGCTTTCTTCTATTGAGTGTCACGACATCATGTGTAAGATTGGTGAAGTGGTGGTCGTAGGGGGCGTGAGACGCTCAGCGATGATCAGTTTGTCAAATTTGTCAGATGATCGTATGCGCCACGCTAAGTCAGGTGCATGGTGGGAAAACGATCCACAACGAGCTTTGGCTAACAACTCTGTGTCTTATACTGAGAAGCCCGACAGCATCTCTTTCATGCGTGAGTGGCAAGCCCTAGTAGAATCTCAATCTGGTGAGCGAGGTATCTTTAATCGTGAAGCCTCCAAGAAGCAAGCAGCTAAGAATGGTAGGCGTAATGCAGACTACGAATTCGGTACAAACCCTTGTTCTGAAATAATTTTACGTCCGTATCAATTTTGCAACTTAACGGAAGTAGTTGTACGTGCCACTGATACTCTTGAAACACTTGGTAAGAAGGTTCGTCTGGCTACCATCTTAGGTACTATTCAATCTTCTCACACGAAGTTCCCTTATCTACGTAAGATATGGCAACGGAATACAGAAGAGGAACGTTTACTTGGTGTCAGCCTTACAGGCATTATGGATAATCCATTAATGACAACAAAGAACAAAGGATTGGAGAAGACCCTTGAACATCTTAAAGCTATTGCCGTTTCTACAAATGCTGAGTGGGCTGAACGCCTTAATATCCCTGTGTCTACTGCTATCACTTGCGTCAAACCTAGTGGCACTGTCTCCCAGCTTGTTGACTCTGCTAGTGGTATTCATGCTCGTCACTCAGAGTATTACATTCGTACTGTGCGTGGTGACAACAAAGACCCACTGACGCAGTTCATGGTTGACCAAGGTATTCCTAACGAACCTGATGTAATGAAGCCTGATCAGACTACAGTGTTCAGCTTCCCTATGAAGTCACCAGCAGGAGCTGTTACAACATCAGATCTGACTGCAGTTGAACAGCTGGAAATGTGGCTTGCATACCAACGATCATGGTGTGAGCACAAACCATCGGTGACTATAAATGTAAAAAATTCTGAATGGTTTCAAGTGGGTGCGTTTGTTTACGAGCACTTTGACGAAATGTCTGGTGTCTCATTCTTGCCATACAATGAACACACTTACCAGCAAGCTCCTTACCAAGAGGTAGATAAAGGTAAGTATAAAGAACTTTTATCGTTGATGCCTCCGTCTATTGACTGGTCACTTCTTTCAGATTATGAATCAGAAGATAACACAGCTGGAAGTCAGACACTTGCTTGTTCTGGCGATAGCTGCGAGATCGTAGACTTAGTGTAAGAGACATACCACCCCTAGCTCAACTGGATAGAGCAACGGTCTTCTAAACCGTAGGTTGCAGGTTCAAGTCCTGCGGGGTGGGCCACATACTAACAGACATCGGAGGATAGTCGTGAGTAAACAAGAGAAGAAAAAACAGTTAGGCATGGACCCAGGAACAGCCAGCCACAGACTAGTAAAAGACTTACTGTGGGACTTTATAGTTAAGAGTGGTCAAGACTTTTGCTTTCAGTGTGGCGCTCAAATGGAGAGAGATGACTTCTCAATAGAACACAAAGAACCTTGGCTACACAGTGAAGATCCATTAGGCCTATTCTTTGACTTAGATAATATTTCTTTTTCACATCATTCTTGTAATTGCGCTGCCTCTAGGGGTACCTTTAAGACATACGTTGATGAGAAGGCTAGGAATAGAGCACGTGATCATAGAAAATACTGGTCTAAGTCACCAGAAGTTAGGCGACAGAAAAGAAGAGAGAAGTACCTTCGTACAGGAACATAGGGGTTAGTATGTACACAATAATTTCGAGAGAGCAGTGCAACTTCTGTGATCTAGCTAAAGTAATGATGGGCAATAAGGGTATTAGTTACGTAGAATATAACGTACACTCTACTAGCTCTAAGTGGGTTTTAACCTTGCTAAAGAAAACAAATCTTACTACAGTACCTCAAATCTTCGATGAATCTGGTAAACTAATCGGAGGTTACACTGAACTTAAGGAGCACCTGTTAAATGCAAGTACACACCCGTAGATTCCGTAAAGACGTATATGATAAGGTAAACGAGCCTTCCAAACAAGCCTTGATTAAATTCCTTGAGAAGGAAGGTCACGAGATCGTATCACAGAAGGAAGACTACTTTGCTGATGTAGTCTCCACGAAGGATGGTCAGACCTTTTATCACGAGGTTGAACGTAAGGCACAGTGGTCAGGGGATTGGCCTACATGGTGGGCTGAGGTTCGTATCCCTGGACGTAAGAGGCGCTTGGTTCAGAAGTATCAGGACAATCTAGAGAACCTATCCTTCTTTGTTGTTAATAAAACGTATGACAAGGCATGGAAGATTAAAGGCACTCAGATGACAGATGACTGTATTAAAAAGCCTAGTGGGCCTAATTACAGAATGCCAGAGAATGAAACCTTTTTTCACATTCCTTATACAGAAGCTGAGCTAGTTACTCTATGATTGGAACTGACACTATTGAAAAGCCAAAGAGAACTAGACGTAAGACTACCTACAAGGGTGCATCTGACCGGAAGACATCCGGTCTAGTGCCCCGCACTACCAAGCAGAAGGATTTTATAGATGCGTTATCATCATCGAATCAAGTATTTGTTCTTGGTCCAGCTGGAACAGGTAAAACTTACGTCACGGCAACGTATGCATCGGACCTCTATACGACTAAACAAATTGATAAAATCGTTATCACGAGGCCGCATGTGGCGGTGGGTAAAGAGCTTGGTTTCCTGAAGGGTGACTTGGCAGAGAAGACTATGCCTTGGGCCTTACCCGTCCTAGACGTACTAGAAAAGCATCTTGGTAAAGGTACAGTTGAAACTGGTATCAAGAACGGCAATATCGAGATGGCACCCCTAGCTCTCATGAGGGGCCGTACCTTTGACAATGCCTTTATCATCGTTGATGAAACCCAGAACATCACTACACACGAACTTAAGATGCTCTTGACTCGTGTAGGTGAAGGGAGTACTATTGTCCTAAATGGTGATGTGCAGCAGTCAGACCTGAAGGAAGCTGATGGACTGTCTAAGGTTATTCACTTGGCTAAGAAACATATGATACCCGTACCCGTTGTGGAGTTTGGTGTTGAGGACATTGTACGTTCTGACATCTGCGCACAGTGGGTTAAGGTGTTTATGAAGGAAGGGTTGTAGTACTATGACATATTGTGCAGACTGTGGTTACTTACTTGATGATAGTAGTCAGTGCTCTGAGTGTAACACAATCACTCTAGAAGATCCTCGTCCATCCTTTGATGCGGTTACTAAACCCTTTCACTACAACCACACAGACGGTGTTGAGTGTATTGACTACATCAAACAAGTTCTAGG